ACAGGTAAAGGTAAAGGTAAAGGTAAAGGTAAGGTAATGGTAATGGATAATTATATGATTACTATAGGATCTTGGTTCAATAGAAAACCCGAAACAAAATGGAGTAAAAACGAGTTTGATAAATATAATGATAATAAGGATCTAATTCAGGAAACCATAGATGAGATGGAAAGCTACTACACATCGGACTGTGAATATAAACGAAAAGATGTGCAGACACTTTTGAATAATTGGACTGGTGAACTTGATCGTGCCAGAGATTTCAAATCACAAAAGAATGGGGAGATTACATTTTGACCGAAGAAGAAGCATACAAGGAAGCATTAAAGGAAATCACAATTGAGATCGGAAACGAAAGATTTATGGATACTATGGCTTTCGGATCTCACGTAATTACGGAAGAGGAAATACAAATACGATTTAGAGAAAGATACCAACAAAAATTAAATGACAAACACAGATCAACTGAAAGAACTAACGAAAGCTAGAGCCGAGATAATTGCTGTGGCTCTATTCCCAAACGGGAAACAAGAAGGAAACAACTGGTGTGTCGGTGACATATCCGGAAGCCCCGGAAAGAGTTTTAAAATCGCAATCCAAGGAACAAATGCCGGGATGTATAAGGATTTCGCCAATGAATCCGATAAGGGTGACCTAATCAAACTTTGGATGGAAAAATGCAATACCGATTTCAAAGGTGCGTGTAAGGACATAGGAAGCCTTTTAGGTGTCGAGTGGGGTAACGATAAGGGTAGGCCTATAAAAACCGTTTCTACCCCTACCTCTGTGGCTGTAAAGCAGCAATACAAAACCAAACAACTCCCATATCTTGAATGGTGGTATGATTATTTCAAAGAAAGAGGTATTTCTGCCGATACAATTTCAAAAGCCAAATTGGAAGAAACTGAGTGCGGGAAATTATGCTATCCGGTTTACGATGAAGATGGGAAAAAGGTTCTTTATCGAAAGTATCAAGCTCGTGAACGAAACGAAAAGGGTAAGAAAAAGGTTTTTCAGGACTCAGGAATTACCGGGAAGCAATGCTTAATCGGAAAACAGTGTCTGGACCCAGAGTCAAAATATATCGTGATTACCGAAGGTGAAGAAGATTGGCTCACTGCTCTAGGAATTGGATGGAACGCTCTTACCATTCCCCAAGGTGGACCAAGTAACTCATGGATCGAGAACGATTACGACTTCCTTATGCAGTTCGATGATATCTACCTGTGCTTCGATATGGATCAAGTAGGTCAAGATGCTACTGACGATGCCATTAAGCGACTAGGCATAGACAAATGCAAAATTGTAGAGCTACCGGAAAAGGATCTGAACGACTGTTGGATGAATGGTTGTGATAAGGATGAACTCGAGAGAATATTGTTAAATGCAAAAGTCATTATACCGGAAAAACTTAGAGATGTTGGGTTTTATGAGGATGAATGCGTAAGGCTTGCCGACCCACTCAGATACCAAGGAACAGAGTCACCGTTCCCCAAATTAGAATTTAAACAACGAGAAGGAGAACTCACCATCTGGACCGGGTGGTCATCGCATGGAAAGACTATGGTTTTGTCACAGTGGATCATTAACGAGATCCGTAACGACAAAAAAGCAATGATAGCTTCTATGGAGGTAGCAGTCCCCAAAGCAATAAACCTCATGGCCAAACAAATCACCGGGCAAGTAAATCAACAGTCAATCGAGAAAACAGTATCGTTTCTGCATAACAAACTATGGTTCTATGACAATACCGGGGTCGCAGATAAAAACGAAATGATCGAAGCTTTCATCTACGCAAGAAAACGCTATAACGTCAGAGTCTTTGTGATCGACTCCCTATGCCTATGCGGTGTGTCAGAAAAAGATATCGATGAACAGAAGGATTTTGTCCAACGACTACGAGATTTCGTAGATATACACCAATCACATTTACACCTTGTCGCTCACTCAGGAAAAAATGACACCAAAGATGAATCCAAAATGCCGACTAAGTTCGACGTAAGGGGTGGTGTAGCCATTACAGACATAGCATTCAATGGTATTACCGTATTCCGAAACAAAAAGACACCAGAAGAACGTAAGGAAGGTGAGTCAGACTCCATCATCAAATGCTGGAAACAAAGAGAGAATGGTATTGAGAATTTCGTGAAATGCAAATATAACAGTAAACACAGCATATTGGAGGAAGTATGAGATTAAAAATATTAGAAATACTAGAGAAGTGGGTCGGTAAGTTATACTGGAGACTTCTGCAAGAGCTTGAATACGAAAGACGTAAGAAAGGTATCTAATGAGCCATGCCGACAGATTCAAGCACATCTACCTCTGGCTTGTATTCGTCTGTAGATCAATTTTAACCGGGAAACTGGACAAGAATAGAACAAAACTAGCTCTCGGTGGAATCCGCAGAGCACTAACAACGAGAAAATACTAATGGGTAAAAAACTAATCGCATGCTCGATTGACGTAAGCGCAATCAATAAAGCTAAAATCAAACCACACCAAAATGGTAAGAAATACTACAACTTCACCGTTTCACTTAGTGACGAGGAAGATCAATACGGAAACCATGCCATGATATCCGAATCCACCACCAAAGAAGAACGAGACAACGATATTAAAGGAACCATCCTTGGCAATGGCAAGGTCGTATGGTCCACACCTGAACGACAACAACCTAAACAAGAAACGGCTCCAAGCAATAATCCTGAAGCCGTCACTGAAATCGACGATGATGTGCCATTCTGATAAGTTACTCCAATAGAATAACTTAAAAAAAGGCCGGGTATCAACTCGGCCTTTTCTCTTTCCCTCTCTCGTGATGAAAATAATGATTATTGTATTTGATTATGTTTGTGGCCCAACTCGGTGGTGCGCTGCTACGGAAGTGAGTATAGTTGAAACTAGGCATCGGATCTATTCCAGCTTCTAACATACTCGCCAAGTAAATCGCTCGCTTCCCTTCAGGTGTCCTTAAGTTCTGCTTGTGAGCATAGTTTAAACCATCAAACTGATAAGGCTTTCTAACCACTTCCTCGGGGCTTATTCCCTGCCTTATGCTACGCTCATGGATGACGTCTGCTACCAACGCCATCCCAAACTCTCCTTCTCCCTTGCTCTCAGCCATTATTACGCTGGCCAGTAGTAACAAGCTCTTCATTTCTCCTCCAGCTTCACTCCAAACACATTCTTTACCAGCATCCAATCGTTTGCAGCTTCCTCCGCATCGACCCGGCTCGCTGTGATATGTTCCACTAGCTCATTACCTCCGTAATATATTATCGTCATTTTCCACTTACGCTGCTTCATGATATTCCCCTAACTCTCCTACTACATTGTAAAATTCAAACTGTGTGTGCTTCGGTGTGATGTAGGCCTTATACCATGCATCACTATTCAATTCATCATCCCAGTATCTCGTCAATACCGCTATCCTACCATCATCCTGCGCTCGTTTCCAAACGCAGGTTTCTCGGTAATATCTCCATCCTGTTCTACGCAGGAATTTCTCATCTTGTTGTAACTTGTTCATCTTTATGTATTTAGCCATTCATCAAAGGTTAGTAATCGCTCCCCGGTGATTCTACTGTAACCATCACCGTCATCCTCGCAATTCAGATAAATGTCGTATTCATCCTCCTGCGTTCCTCGCACCCTAGTTTGTATCTGATCTTCGTCCATTATAATCCTAAATAAAATATTAACCCGTAGCTAGCCCCAATGAATGCTACCAACGCACCCATGCTTATCATCCGAGTCAGCCAAACTATGCTGCGCTCGTTCCAACGTATCATCTGCCTAATCAAGCTCCACATTATTCTTCCTCCGTTGCTTGTTTCTTCTCACCTTGTCGTTTAATGTAACCTCGGCCCACCTCGTCGTGCTAACACCAACTCGCTGCGCTTCAGCTTTCCACTTCAGGAAATCACTCTCCCTCACCTGAAACGTAACCCTACGGCTACGCTTCTCCCACTTGTATTGTATCTCTTCATTCATACGATTCTCTCCCATTTGTAATCTCTCCATTCCTTAACTTCTTGCACATAAGGTGTTTGCAATATCTCGGTCAACCCTTCGGCTCGCAAGGGGGCTATTATCATGAACCTGATCGCTTTCGTGATTCCTCGCTCTTCCGCTAAGAAAAGTGGTGTCCCACTCTCTTCGCACCAGTTCTTCAGTCTACACCAACCATCAAATAGGTCGGCTACTCTCGGCCCAAAGTCGGCCACAAATACTCGTGTCCGACTCGCTACTGTGTTTTGTTCTTCATTCATAATCTATCCTTTTATCTTGTAGTTACTCTCAAGCAATACCCCGGCCATGTAAATTATTTGACCTTGTTGCTTCTTATCTAAGGTCAAATCGCGCTCAACCAACTCTCGAAAGTATGGCATGAAGCACCATCCCCTATTCAGGTAGTCGCGCATAATCACTCTGGCTTTACCGCAGTCTATATTATTCAACATCTCATCGAGGATGCTAAGTAGCATCCCCTCCTTCTCATTTGTCTTTGTCATCTCGTCTCTCCTACCAATCTGTTAAGCAGCCAGCTACTCCAATTTCGCCTTCGCAATGTTCTAACTCTTCCTCGGTCATGCCTTCGCAGTAATTCCAAAGCTTATCCTCGGCTCGCTCATGGGCCTTCTCATCTCCCCGGTCACCCATCTCCTCCTTCTTCAGGTAAAGCTCAGCTTCCGAGCGGTATAATTTTA